CTACCTCCTATATACCACTAAGAGTGGTACGTACCTCTCCCACCTTTAAACTATGTAGCCCCGCCGTAAAGCGGAAGATACTTAGTTTTAAGGGAAGGAACCTCTCGCACGCGGAGATGCGGATCCCAAATCAAATTGGGGTCCGGTCTCTCGGTAAAATACCGACGTAAACGTGCGATACCCTCAGGGACCTTATTACCGATGAAGCTCTTAAGATGAGCAACTCGGTATTCAGTCCTCTGGAGGTTAGGATTCCACCTGGTTCTCAGGTGGTTTATCTTAACCCCCATGAAGCTGAATAGGCCCTTAAGGGCGACACTGCCATCCTCTATGGGAAGCTTCAAAAGCAACCCTAGTGGGACTCGGCTGGAGATGTAAGAGCTTAGCTCCCAAAGACCTGCTTTATACAGGTTATTGGAAACTTCGATTACTCCCCAGGCAGTGCCGGGTTTATGCGGGTCAAAGTCAGACCGGATGTAAATGGGAGTTACGTTCTCCCCATCATACCAGTCAGTGCCACAAGACTCTCTGAACTTTCCAGTCCAGAAGGACTTGTGCACGTTGACTTTGAGGCCTAGCCGATCTAAAAGATCGACTAGGACCGGCGTTGAATCAACGGGGACGATTAAATCGTCACCGTAGACCGCTATCTCGTCCAAAACCTTCGCAATATTGTGAAGACTGACTCGCATCTCTCTCCTATGGAGCACAGAAGCAAGGCAGCAACACAAGAAAACGTAGGTCTGAACGGGAAATGTCAGCGCCGAACCCATCATCGCGAACTTCTTCAAGAGAAGTTCACGTGGGGACTTCTTATCAATGCGGTTGATAAGGAGTTGGGTCCGACATGCCATGAAGCAGGCAAGTAATTTAGGATTTCTCCTAAATACTCGTTCTACGACATAGCACGACAGACGATCTGACGCAGCACTGAGGTCGATGGTCGCAAAGCCACCAAGAGACGCTAAATGCGCCTTTTGCTGGTTGAGCGATTGATCCCTGATTTTCACTGCCCTTGGGATTTCCCAAGAACAGAGAGCATCAAGGATAACCTGAGCGACTGCCTGCTGTATCCATTGATTACAGACGGGCTCCGAGGCGATAAGCCTAGGTCCTTTCTGAGTCTTGGGTACGCAGATCAACTTAGAGTAAACCTCTCCATTCGAAGGGGACTCTCCATCAGTCATAAGATTGGTGGAGGCGTGCCAATCGTAGGGGAAGATGCTCTGAAGTTTGTCAGGCCAGTTCGGGAAATGATACTTATCATCTCCGGGACCGGCGTCTGAAACTGACCCAGGTCCATGCCGTCCTCTCAATGACGAAGGATCAATGTCCGGAATAAGTCGACCAGTGAGTGTATCACACACTCTCTGGAGGACTCCGAGACATCCATCACTCGTATTACTGATGCCATCTTTTGGTTCATCAGACACGTCTCCTCTATGAGGTAGATCGTTGAAAGAGACCATAAGAAGATCATCAGTATCGAAGCAGGCCATGGGCTCCTCCCAATTAAGGGACGGTTCCAAAAGTCCCGCCTCGATCTCGTAGAACTCCTGGATCGTGGAGAATTTAAATTCATCACGACACTCACCCTTGATCTTCTTAGAGAGGTAGCAAAGCTGCCTAACAAAGAAAATCGAAAGGGTACAGGGGTTCTCCTTGAGATGACAAGCACTAGTGAGTACCCTTGATAAGAAAGCCCAGAAGAGTCTGGGTCTCTTATCGTCAGGACGCCGCTTTGCACGTAGCCGGCCGAAGCCGGGTACAGTGCAGGCGCCCAACGTGCCAGAGTCGAGCGCGGCCTCAAAGGCCTTGCCAAACTCTGGAAGGTCTATGGTAAAATACCGAAGACCTTTACTCACTACAAGGCGCTCGAGCTGGATTAAATCCCACTCAATCGCCTTGCGATTCAACTCCGGGATCCAACGTATAGCGTCCTTTAAAAGGGCCCTATACGCTCCCAGGAGGAACTCATGCCCGCCCTGCGTAGTCACATCAATGACTCCGTAAGAACGGCAAGAGTGACCCTCATTTGTTCGGCAGACCGTCCACAAATACTTCGAAAACGAAGTATAGTGGGACAACACCGTACTAAGACTCCCCATTGAGGAGCTTATCGATGGTACCACTCGTTAGATAGCCAGTCAGGCCCAGCATGACATTCCTGGCAAGAACCAGGTCAATGCCATCGGGATTCTGAAGGACTGCCCAACAAGCCAAGTGTAGCTCAGGTGACGTAGCCGTCGCAAAGACGGTATAGTCAATCTTAGCTAGGTGGCCTTCACCAGGCTGCCCACCAACGATTTTACCGTTGGAGTGCTTAATGGTGAGAATGTACTCATCGGTAGTACTGCGCAACCGATAGGTTGACGCATTATTGTCTTGGTTAATACGTGGCATAACTTTTGCTACCGCATTAACCGTAACGGTCTGAGGGTCAGGGAACATTAGTTCCTCTATTGCCGAAGGATCGCGAGCGATCCGAGGATGCCGAGTTGTCTCCCTGTTAAAAAGGGGACAAATACGGTGGCGCTTCCACCAGAAACCACATTTCGTGATTTACTGGTTCTGTGAACCGTAGCCTCGCCGCTGATCGTAAGACCAGGGGCGTTTCTGGGATGTTCCCCGTCGATATAGTATACCGACGACGATTCACTATGCGTCATCTGGAAGCATTGTCCAGGACTAAAGCCAACGCTGTTTCTACCTGACATATAGAAATCTCCAATGTCAGAGAACCAGTCGATGAGCCATGACCAGGGCAAAGCCTCCCACACCGTGCTGATGCTGAGGTCGAGGCCAAACGCAGAGCGAAAAGCTCGTCGTCGAATCTCGTCCACAGGTGGAGGTCTCTTAGATGAAGGCCAATCCGGCTTCCAACTAACAGAAAACCACGTGTCAGTATGTCCAACAAACTGAGTGATGATGGTGGAGCCTTTATAGACTCCAGCAGCAGGCTTAGATTGATTGGACGCTGACCCACCAGAAGCCGTATAAGATTGCCCACCTCGCTCATAGAGCTTGGTGAGCTCGTTGGATCGGCGATCTACAATCCCCTGGAAATCAAGGATTCCCTTGAGATCCGAAAGGAACGGCTTCCATCCGAACTCATAGTTCAGGTAGGAAGACGCACCCTTCTTAAGGAACGTATCGCCCGCTATCTTAAAGAGCTTAGGTAAGTCCCTTAGCTCCGCAATAGCTACAGGAAGGTCTACGATTGGTCTAGACGGATTCGTACTAGCCAATACATTTAAGACCGTCTTGTTTGGCGTCACTGAAGGATGAGGTGGATCCCCGGCACTGAAAGCTAAATAGCGATCATATGCCCAGGTTCCATCAGATCCAGATACCAGTGCGTCATGCCGAGTGTGCTTAGTCATAAGCCACCCGGCCCCAACGACATACGGCCACGGATGACTCACAGAGTTATTAGAGCCTTGCAACCCGTCGCGAGAAACCGATGTAGAGTCAATTGACCCGGTAGTTAACCGCGTCATAGTCCCTACGATCGATTGCCTTTCGTCGAAGTTGTAGGCCATAACCCGTGAGTCCTCGGCAGGGGTGGAAATCCAAGCTCACGCCCGCTCCCCCACATGGGGGAG